TCAGGCCGGCAAGGTGATCTGCGCCGCCGGTCCCGCCCCGAACCGGGCAGAGAGCTGCGCCACCTCCAGCAGTGCCGGCGACACCAGCCCGTCCGACGCCTGCGCCGCCGCGCCATAGGTCCATTCCGGGACGGTGACCTGCACCTCGCGGATCAGCACCCCGTCCTGAATGATCCGAACACGATATGCCTCGGTCTCCTCGCCCAACGGCACCTCCTCCAGCGCCCAGTCGCTGCCATCGACCAGCCGGGTCCGGCGTATCCAGCTTGCGGTAACATCTCCCGCGCCGTTCCACGCCAGTTGCAGATGACAAGGCCGATAGGGCCTGAGGCCGATGCCGTCGAAGGCTTCGATCCGATGCAGATAGGACGGATCGTCATAGCCCCGCCGCGCGGGTCCGATCCGGTAATGCCGCGCCACCCGCCGCTGCGCCGAGGTCAGGGCGATCTGTGGCTGCGCCCCGTTCAACAACACGAAATAGGACCCCACCGGCCAGACATCGGGCACGATGCCATCCGTCCCCGACTGCCCCCTGAGCCGACCCGACAGCAGATAGGTATCCCCCGCCACCAGATCGGCTTGGCGGAACTGGAACAATTCCCAATTGCCGGGGGTACCGTCGCCGATGGCGGCAAGGTTCGCACCATTGAGCACCGCCAGCGCCTCGCGCGATTCCAGCGCACCGCTCAACAATTTCAGCTGCAGCGCGTCGCCCTCGTCCCAAAAGCCGGCGCTCGCTGCGCGCATCGGCGTCTCGGTCAGCCCGATAACGGATCGCGCGGCAATCACCTGATCCAGCGCGTAATTCTCATCCGCAGCCGAAGCATAGAGCGCGACCGTCCCCGGCCAGGGCGTGGCCGTCACCGCCAGATGCGGCGCCTGCGGCACCTCGTCCCCGGAGATCAGCGGCAAGTCCATGAACAAGGACAGTACCGGCACCGGGGCGGCAAAGGCAGTCGCATCCGGCAGCCCCTCAATCTGTTCCGAGGGCGTATAGACCGCCGGTTCGATCCGCACCGCCTCGATCAGCTGCGCCTCTGCCTGCTCGACCCGGTCGATCCGAAAGAGCCCGGCGCCCTCTCCCTCGTCGCCTGGCAATTGCACGATATCCCCGGCGCCCAGCGCCATGCGCGATGGCGGCAGGGCGAACCGGGCACTGTCACGCGCCACCCGCGCCTCGGCCAGCCAACGTTCGGCCACCGCCCGCGCCTCCCCCCTTGTCATCACCAGCGACAGATCGGTCACCGAGACCGCATGCGTTTCCTCATCGGGCAGCACCGCCTCTTCCGCCGCGATCTCGTGATCGCCGCCCCATTCTACGAATTGCAGCTGCACCCGCCCGGCAAGCTCACTATCCGCCTCGCGGCTCCGCTCGATCGTACCATCCAGATCGCCGTGCACCGCCAAGCGTTGCCGCTCCAGCGCCTCCGCCTCCCGCCCGGTGCGGGTCAGTAACCGCAGCACCCCGTCGCGTTCGATGGCATCGAAACCATAGCGCAGCATCAGCGGTTGCAGGGCGGCGCGGATATCGTCGATCCGGTCTATGGAAAAGCCGCGCACCATGTCGTGCAGCCGCGCGGTGTCGATCTCCGCCACCCCGCCGCGCCGGCAAAGCTCCTCCACCACCGAAGCGAGCGTCCGTTGCCCCACCCGCCCGTTCAACCAATGACCACGGGTGTAATTCTCCCCATCGCTCCACAGATCGGTCAGGTTCGGAAAGGCCGGAAACGGTCGCGCATCCCAGGCCCATACATAGGCGTTCTCCAGATCCAGCATCGGCCCGCCATAGATGCCTGAGACAGGATTATTCCCCGCATCGGCCCAATGACCCAACTGCGCCTGCAGATAGGCGCGCTGGATCAGATCGTCACGCAAGCCGCTACTGTATTTCGGCAGGCGCGATTCCGAGGATTTGGGATCAAGGAACTTGTTCGGCTGATTGGTTCCCCTATCGATGGCGGCACAGCCGAGCTCGGTGAACCAGATCGGTTTCATTCCCGGTTCCCACGCCGTGGGCAGACTTTGCCGCAGCCCCCCGATCCGCTCGTGATGGGCGTTTCCCCACCAGCCACGCAGGTCCTTGTAGCGCCAGACCCAGGCTTCCCCATGGTCTTCATCGGTGATCGGCGTCCTGATCTGCGCCGCCTCCGCCGCGCTGGAGTGGTAATACCAATCGTAGCCCTCTCCCCCCTCGACATTGGCGTCGAGATAAGCGGGGTCATAGATGCTCTCCCATCCCGCCCTGGCATCCATATGATCGCTGCCATCGCGCCAATCCGACAGCGGCATGTAATTGTCGATGCCCACGAAGTCGATATTCGTATCGGCCCAGAGCGGATCCAGATGGAAATACCGATCGCCACTGCCGTCTTGCGGTTGATAGCCGAAATATTCCGACCAGTCGGCCGCATAGCCAATCCTCACCGTCTCCCCCAGCAACAACCGCACCTCCGCCGCCAGCTCCCGCAGCGCCTCAACCGCCGGAAACCCACTCGCCCCACGGATCTGGGTCAGCCCGCGCAGCTCGGAGCCGATGCAAAAGGCCTCCACCCCGCCGGCAGCGGCACAGAGCGCGGCATAATGCAGGATGAACCGCCGCAGCCCCCAATCCTCGGGGCCGGTATAGGTAACCGAGCCATCCCCTACCGTGAAATCACTGGCCGAGGCCGTGCCGAAAAACGCCGAGACCTCTCCCTCGGCCAGAACGCTCCCGTCGGGGCTCCCCTCTATCCCGGGGGCCAGCGATAAGGTGATACGCCCCCGCCAGGGCAAAGCCGGCTGTTCCTCCTCCCCGCTCCAGGGGTTGATCAGCGTATTGCCCTCCATCTGGTCCATCAGGATGAAGGGATAGAACATCACCCGGCTCCCCGCCTCGCGCATGTGACGGATCGCTTCCACCACCGAGGCATCGGCCGGCGTGCCACCATAGATCGGGCGGTCCTCCACCTCCGCGATCTGATCGGCACTTGCCCGCGTTATCCCCGACACCGTCCAGGGCATGTTGCTGCCCTCGTATTCCTTCTGCTCCACCTTCGGTGCAATCCGGCACTCCCCGCAGCGCAAATCACTCCCGAACCAGGAGACGACCAGAGAAATGGCGCCGCAGTTGGGTAGTTCCTCGGTCAATAGCTCATAGGAGCGGGGCAGATCGGCGATCCCGGCGGGCGTGTTCTGGTTTGACGCCCAACGCGCACCGGCACTGCCGTAATAGACCGGCGTGGTCGCCAACGCATATTCCCCGGTCCCGGGCATCAAGGCCACGCCCCGCACGATCTGCCCCAGATCGCGGGCATACCCCTCGGCCTCGGGCTGTTCCGCCCTCAGCACCTCAAAGGAGAACTGCGGCACCCGGTTGCCATAGGGCGAAAGATCCAGGTCCTCGATCACCACATAGGCGGTGCCACGATAGGCCGGCACCATGCCCGCCCCCTCGATCGCCTCCATCAGCGGATCGGCCAACTGATCGGCGCTGCCCGGATAGACCCGTATGTTCAGATCGCCACGCGCTACCTCTTCGCCATCGGCCCAAACCCGGCCGATACTGGCGATCTCCCCCTCGCAGACCGCCACGGCAAGCGACACCGAATAGCTGTATTCGGTCACCTTGGTGCCAGGGGCAGAGCCCTTGCCGCCGCCGCTGGTCGTGGAGCTCTCCTGAAAGTCCGAGGCCCAGATCACCTGCCCGCCCATCCGCATCCGGCCATAGACTTGTGGCACCGGGCTGCCCTCACCGGCCTGCAGCAATCGGAACCGATCGACCTTGCCGCTTTCCACGGCCTTCGAACCGGCCCCCAGCAACCGCTCGTCGATCACCCGGCCCAGTGTCGCGCCCACCGCGCGCCCGATCACCACAGAGGACAGGCCAGCCACCGTGCCACCGATCGAACCGCCGATTGCCGCGCCAGCGGCGGAAAGTACTATGGTCGCCATCACATGTCCCCCTGTGATCGTTCAGGAAAAGTGAACCGCGCCACCACGCGGCGCGCCCAGGGGCCGCTCAGCGGGCTTTCCACCACGCCACGGCCCGAATAGGCGTGGATGAAGCGCCCCCCCGCGCCCACCTCCGCCACGATCCCCAGATGTTTCGCCACCGATCCCGTCCGCATCCGGAACAGGATCACATCGCCGGGCACCGCCGCGCCATGACGTTCGCGCAGATAGAGTGCGGCTGCCTGCCACAGCCGTTCCTCGCCCTGCGGTTCGGACCAATCCATGGTATAGGCGGGCACCTCCACCGGCTCGCGCCCGCAGACCTCGCGCCAGACACCGCGCACCAGCCCCAGGCAATCGCAGCCCGCCCCCTTGCAGGCCGCCTGATGCCGATAGGGCGTGCCGATCCAGCCCCGGGCCGCCGCCACCACATCGGCCCGCGCCGGCATCCCCGGATGCAGGCTCACCGCAGGCTTCCCCCGGTGTTGGGTTTGGTGGACTTCGGCACCGCCACCACCCAATCCTCGCCAGGAATGTCAGGAAACCCCTGATAGTTCAGCAGGTTATTGAACTTCAACCGGCAGGTCTCCATCTGCTTGTCGCAGCCCGCCTCCAACCGCACGGCATCGCCCGAAACGATCCCGGCACGCAAAGGCTCCCACAGCTCGATCACCCGAGCATCACCATCGCTCCGGTCCCGCTTGATCAGCCCCCAGAGCCCAGCCCCCGCGCCTGAGATCACCACCAGCCGCCCGCGCGCGAACCACCCCGGTTCAAAGCCAGCCAGATCGTCCCAGCGGAACACCTGCGCCTCTTCGACCTTTCCAATCACGTTCTCGGCGGCATAGCCGGCGGTTGCCATGTTGAACCGACACCGACTGTCCCCCAGAACCGCCGTGCAAGGCTTCTGGTAAATCCGCCCCAATGGCCGGTTCAACGCCTGGGTCAACCCGCGCAGATCGGCGCGAAAGGCACCGCCGGCCCGCTGGATTTCCCCGATCGTACCGCGAAACTGCAACCGGCGGACCGAGACATCGGCCCAATTGACCAACCAGGCCCGCACCTCGGCCCCGTCGAACCGCCCGGCCTCGATCTCAGCTTCGCTCAGGCCCGCATCGGTCAAGGCTCCCAGCGCCTCGGTATTGTCGACCGACAGTCCTGTCGCCTGCTGCAAGGTCGCCGCGCTCAGCCCAGTCTCGGCCCGGAAGGTGATATCGTCAAACCCCAGATCGCGGTCATGATCAGTGAAACCATATTGCACCCCATCCTTCCGCGTCACCGCCCAGCAGCGGCACAACGTCGTGACCCCGCCAGCAACATGGACGCGAAACGCTTCTCCCATGTTCATACCCGCACCTCCACCACCGGCACATTCGGAACGTCCCCTGCCTGAAAGCTCGCCACGCTGGTCTGGATGCTGTCGGTATCGAACCGCACCGGCACGTCGAATTCGAACCCCGCCGTCACATCCTGCCCGATGCCAGGTGGATGGGCGAAGGTGATCAGCCCGGTGCCGGTATCGACGGTGTAATCCACCGCCTCCTGCAGCTCGTCCTGTTCCAACCCGATCCGCACGCTGCCCGCCACCGGCTTGCTGATCGGTCGTTGATAGCTGAAGGCGCCAGAGCGATAGGTCTTGGCCAACTGAAAATCGACCGTCGCCCCATCCCCCTGGGCGATCACCTGATCGTCGAACCGCACCTCTGCCCTGGCGCGGGCGGATTTGTAATCCGACCAGTCCTTCCAGCGGAACCCGTACATCTGGCCCATCCGTGCCTCGAAAAACGCGATCAGCGTCTCGATATCGTCGAGCGATCGCATCCCCAGCCCGGCGTCATAGCGCCGCCGTGCATGCGCCCAAGGCGTGTTGCGTTCCTCATACCCGTTGGCAAGCGTGACGATATCCGTCCGCCGCTCGGGCCCACCGGCGGAACCGAAGCTCAGCGAAGCAGGAAACCGGACCTCATGGAAATTCATCTCGTCCCCCTCACAGGTTGCGCGACCCGCGCCCCATGGCCCGGCTCATCTGCGCGGCGATCTGGCCGCGGCTGCGCTGGAACCCGGCCACATCCGGCGTCGTCACATTCATCACCACGCTGACCCCGCCACCGCTGCCTGACCGCACGCCCAGCTTGCCATCCGCGCCACGTGCGAGCGGCAAGATCGCCTCCGGCCCCGCCTCGCCCATCAGCCCGGTACCGCCGCGCATCGCGAAAGCCGTGGCTCTCTGCACCACCCCGCCCGAGGCGAAGGGCATCACCTGCCCCTGTGCAAAGCCCGCGCCCTTGGCGAAGGGCAACAAGCCGGAAACCAGGCTTTCCACCCCCGATCCCAGAAGATCACCGAACCGATCCGTCACCGGCCTCACCGCCGCTGAATAGGTGGTCTGCATCATCGTCCGCGCCAGACCGTCCAGCGCATCCGACAGGTTCTCACCATCGAAAACGACATCCTCGAAGGCCCGCCTCAGCCCCTTTGAGAACCCCCGTTCCAACGAGGAGATATCACGCCCCGTCGCCGACAAGGCCGCCCGCATCCGCGAAAGCTCGGTCTCGAATTGCGCCGCCATGGTCGTCGCGGCGCCCAGGCTCACCTCCAACCCATCCGCCCCCGCGCTCAGCGCGTCCACCGTCGCATCATCCGCCATCGTCCTGATCCTTCTTCCGATCCGGCCAGCGCGCCAAAAGCGCGTCCAGCCCCGCCCGCGTCATCGGTCGCCGGCCAGAGCCCTGCCCCAGCATCAGCGCCAGCTCCGCCGGGGTCAGCCGCCAGAACTCTTCGGGCCTGAGCCGCAGCCCCTGCATCCCGGCTCGCATCAGCACCGGCCAGTTGATCCTGCTCATCCGTCCCCCGGCACCGTGAAGGCGCGCGCCAATAGCATCGCCGCCGCCCGTGCCGCCGCCACCGGGCCACCCTCGATCTCAAGCCGCAACAAATCCGCCGCCTCCAGATCGGCACCGCCACCCCTCAACCCGGCCAGGATCAGCGCCATCAGATCGCGGCTGGAAAACCGCCCGCCCTCGAACCGGCCGACCAGATCGACCAACGTGTCGGCGCCCAGACGGTCCTCCAGCTCGGCCAGGGCGCCTAGTGTCAGCTTCAGCACCCGCCGCTCGCCACCAACCACCAGCGCCACTTCTCCCGTCCAGGGGTTCGCCATGGCTCAGAGCGCCGTGAACACCAGCGCGCCGGCACTGGCCATCGACATCTCATAGGTTGCCTCACCGTCGTGGTTGCCGGCATATTCCAGCGCGGTCACCTGGAACGGTCCCTCGACCACGCCGAAATCCGGGATGATCACCTGGAACTCCGGCATCTCCCCATCGAAGAAGATCTGCCGCGCCCGCTCATCCGTGCCCGCGTCCTTGAACACACCAGAGCCCGAGATCGTTGCCGATTTCACCCCGGCCCCCGAGAGCAACTCACGCCAGCCGCCCGCGCTTTCCATACTCGTGACATCGACGCTTTCGGCGTTGAAGCTCACCCGCGTGGCGCGCAACCCCGCGATCGTCTCGAACAGACCGCTGCCATTCATATCCACCTTGATCAAAAGATCCTTGCCGTTCTGGGCACCCATCTGCCACCTCTCAGGTTTGAATTGATCACGCGTCCTCGACCCGGGCGCGAAAGATCAGGTCGATCTGCCGCCCTTGGCCCGTGCTACCGCTGCGCTTCGCCACGGCTTTCTCGAACCACAGGCCAACCAGGCGGCCCCGGCTCAGGCTCGGGGTTACCCCCTCCAGCGCATCGCTCACCGCCGCCGCCACCACCTTCGGCGTGGCGAACCCCGCCGCCTCCGAGATCACGGAGACAGTGAAACGGTGCAGCGCACCGGCGCCACTCTTGTCAGAGCTGTCCCGAACCTCCTCGGCACCGAGGCTCACATAGGTCTCGGGGATAGGGCCCGCAGGCAGCCCGTCATAGATCGCCCCCGCCACCAGCGTATCAAGCGCGCTATCGGCCACCAGAACCTGATAGATTGCCGCCTGCAACGGCCCCGCCAAGGCATAGCTCATGCCGCCACCTCCTCATCCGCGAAACAGGTCAGATAACGGCCCGCCATATCGTATTCCGTCACCGCCCGGATCAGATAGAGCCGCGCCCCATCGCGAAATCGCTGCTCCGGCGCGGGACGCTGCAACGATCCCGCCGGCGCGCCGCGCACCACAATGCGATACCCCACAGTCGACACCGCCGCCCCCGCCTCGGCCTTCTCCCGGCCGGTTCGCGGTCTGATCTCGGCCCAGAGCTCTCCCAGGGTCGACCAGCTCCGGATCGCGCCACCAGCGCCATCCGACAGCCGCACCGGCGCCTCCAGCACCAGCCGGCGGTTCAGCACCGGCGTACTCATCGCACCGCCCCCAGCCGCATACGGCGATAACGCTCGATCAGGCTGGTGACTCCAAAGGGCATGCAACCCGCTGTCAGAGAGGTCTCGTCACGGTATTCGTAATAATGCGCGGCCAACAGCAGCACCGCCTGGCCCAGATCGGCCGGCAGACCGCCCCAATCCGCCGCCATTCCGGCGTTAAACCCGATCCGCGCATGGCCATCCGTCGGAATCGTCGGAAGCAAACCTCCCACCGACTGCAGCAGCGGCACCTGCGCGTCCGGCACCAGCCGGTAAGACCCCGCAGCCAGCGCCACCTCTGCGCCCTCGACATCGACCAGAACCACCGCACTCACCGAGGTAACCGGTGCCACCGGAAGCGGCTCCGCCACCCCGTCGAGCCAATCGTCCACCCGCAGACTGAAGCCTCGGGCGATCAGCACCTTGCCGGTCCGCACCTCGATCGCCGCGACAGAAGCACGCAGAAACCCAAGCAGCAGATCGTCCTGCAACCCGTCCTCGCCAAAGCCACGACCCAACCGCAGATGGGTCCGGAACTGCGCCACCGGCAGCGCCACGTCGGCATAGCCGCTCACTTCGCTCAACATCATTCGCGTCTCTCCGATACTCGCCACCGCTCCCCCCGGGCACGGACGCACGCCGCGCTCCCGTGTCGCTCGGACGGAGGGGAGCAGCTAGACAACACGGGGAACGGTTATCCCCGGCGCACGCCCGCCACGGGGCCACCTACGGCCCCGCGATCCGGCCCGCCTTAGGCGGTGCCGAATTTCAGCAGCTTGATCGCCGCGAAATCGCTGACATCGCCACCGACCCGCTTGGTGGCATAGAACAGCACATGCGGCTTGGCGCTGAACGGATCACGCAACACCCGCAGATCGGGCCGCTCGGCGATGGTATAGCCGGCACGAAAGTCCCCGAAGGCAACCGAATAGGACTCGGCGGCGATATCCGGCATGTCCTCGGCGATCAGCACCGGATACCCCATCAGCCGCGCCGGCTCCCCGGCGGCCAGCCCGTCCGACCACAGGAAGCGGCCGTCCAGATCCTTCATCTTGCGCAGCACGCCCGCGGTCTTCGAATTCATCACGAAGGTGCCATTTGCGCGGTATTCGGCCCCCAGCGCATAGACCAGATCGACCACAGGATCGGGGCCGGTGATATCCGCCGACACGCCAGTCACGACATAGCCCAGATCCCCCCAGGTCCAGCTGTCGTTCGCCACCTTGTCGTGATGCAGAAAGCCGGTCGGCTTGTCGCTGCCATCACCTCCGACAAAGGCAGCCGCCTCGGCCCTGGCGAAGCGTTCGGCAATGCGACCGGCCAGCCAGGTCTCGATATCGAAGGCACTGTCGTCCAGCAGCCGCTGGCTCGCTTTCGGCAATGCGCTCAGCTCATGCAGCGGGATCGCGATGCGGTCGATCTGCGGCGTACCCGTCTCTGCGGTCGAGGCGGTTTCCGACGCCCATCCGGCACCCAGCTCGCTGTGGTCGATCAGCACATCGTAAGAGGTCGCCTCGACATGCACCACGCTCGCCACAGCGCGGATCGAAGCCGTCGATTGCAGCACCGACTGCACCGCCTCCGAGGTCTGCGGATCGACCAGATAGCCGCCATCGCTGTTGACGGCGGAGGACATCGCCTTGCCCTCCAGCTCAAGCCCGCGCAGCCCATCGTCATCGCCATGACGCAGATAGGCGTTGAAGGCCTTGCGATGCGGTGCCCCCGCCTCGGTCACAACCGCCAGGGGCGGACGCCCGCCGGCAAGAGATTTACGATCCAGCATGGTCAGTCGCTCTTCCGCTTGTTGAAGTTTTCTCTCAATACTCAAACGAAACCCACTGATTTCGCTGATGAAACCGGAAAGCTCCCGCTTCATCTCCAGCATCATGCGTCCCGCGCCACCGGGCATCCCCGGTCCTTGCATCTCCGTCATTCCCGCCTCCCGTCTTCGGCCTGTTCCCCGACGCGGTCGCCCCGCGCCATCTCGATCCGTGCGGCGCGCAGAATCTCGGTCAACTGACGCCAACCTTCCGCGCTCTCGTCGCTCTTGGCGGCGATCCGCGCCTCGGGCAGCATCGGAAAGGTCACCAACGACACCTCCCACAACTCCACCTCGGTCAGCAGCCGGCCGCCCTCCGCCGCACGCTCCGCCCGCTTGGTGCGATAGCCGATCGACAGCCCGTCGATCGCGCCAACCTCGACCAGCGCCGCCGCCTCGCGCCCCCTCTGGGTGGCGATCAGCAACCGCCCCTTGACCCAGAGCCCGCGGGCATCCTCATGCAGCTCCTCCCAAACGCCGATCGGCTGCGCCGGATCGTGCTGCCACAGGAACTTGACACTGCGCCCCGCCGCCGCCAGCGCCTTGAGCGATCCCGCATAAGCCCCCTTGCGAACCACATCGCCGGCCTGATCGGCCTGGCCGAACAGGCTGGCATATCCGCTGATCACCGCGCCTTCCTGCAGGCTCAGCCCCTCTCCGAAGCGCGCGAATTTCGTCTCCAGCCCCAGGCCGGGGCTCCAGTCCTGATCCATCCCTCTCTCCTCGGATTGTCTCTCCGCCTTCAGTGGCCGCCGGCCACCAGCATCGACTGCAGGGCCTGGGTCAGGATCACCGCCACCACGCCATAGACAGTCAGCCACAGCCGCCGCTCCAGCCGCTCCATCATCTCTTCCAACCGATCGAGCCTGCGGCAGATGTTGTCGTTCTGGATCTGGCTGACCCGCTCATGCGCCGCCAACCGCAACCCCGGCGCACACTCGAAAGGCGCCTCGCGCGGGTCATTCATCCGCAACCGTCCCCGGCCGCGCCGGCAGCCCCAGAAGCGCGCGCTTCTCCGCCTCGGTCAGGAACTCCGCTCGGGCGACGCGGGCCCACTGCACCTCGCGTTCCTCCGCCAGCGCCGGCACCTGATCCAGATCGGGCCGCAGCTCCACCAGCTCACCGACAAACCGCGCCAGCCAATCCGACAGCGCCGCCACCACCCGACCGGCCAAAGGCAATACCGTCAGCCGATAGAACGCCCGGTTGGCCTCCTGATAATTGGCATAGGTGGCATCCCCGGGAATTCCCAACAGCATCGGCGGCACTCCGAAGGCCAGGGCGATTTCCCGTGCCGCCGCCTCCTTGGTCTGCTGGAATTCCATGTCGCTGGGGCTGAACCCCATCGGTTTCCAGTCCAGTCCGCCCTCCAGCACCATCGGCCGCCCAGCATTCCGGGCACCGCGATAATTCGCCTCAATCTCCTCCGACAGGCGGCGGAACTGATCCTCCGCCATCCCCCCCTGGCCATCACCGCCGTGCCAGACCAGCGCGCCAGAGGGCCGCGCGGCATTGTCCAGCAGCGACTTCGACCAGCGCGAGGCGCTGTTGTGCACATCCACCGCCATCGCCGCCGCCTGCAGCGGCGAAAACCCGTAATGATCATCCTGCGGATGGAAGTTCCGGATATGGCAGACCGCGGGCACCGGCCCGGCCAGATCAAAGCGATGCTTCTTTGCCCCGACCTCATAGTCGTAAGCGACCGGCCAGCCATCCGTCCCCGGCACCACCCGCATTCGATCTGAACGAAGAACGTGCAGCTCCAGCGGCAGCTCGGCGGGCGCCGGCTCTCCCCGCATCACCGCCTCGAGATAGGCGTTGCCCGACAACAGAAGCTGGGCATAAAGCGCCTCCAGGAACTCCGCCCGGCCCTGACCAGCATTGGGCCGCGAGATCAGTGCGAGGATCGGATGGGTGTCGAACCGGCGCCGCCGATCCTGCAACACCAGCGGCAGGGCGGCAGCAGCCTCGGCGATCATCTTGACCGACCGATGCGCCACCGGATTGCCCAGATAGCCCGTCCGCGTCAGCGAAGCGGTATCGCGCGGCGACCAGGCCACCCGGCCCACCCCGTGCCAGGCCAGCACCGGGCCCGCGGCACTCGCCTTTCGCTCAGCCGCGCCGCTTGCCGCCATCTCTGCCCGCCGCCGCAGGAAATCAAATGCCATGGGGGATGCTCCTTCTGCCTCCGTCCTGGATGGGGCGGTTATGACAGTCAGATCGAAACAGGTCGGAAACGCAGCGCGCGCCCGAACGGCAACACCCCGGCAGGAGACGCAAGACGCAGGAACGACAAAGGCCGCCCCCTTGGGGACGGCCCTAATGGCTCTGGCCGGCTCTGCGGCGATCCGGGCCCGGATCTGGCTGCGGATCAGGCCGCGGCTTTCTCCAGCAGCGTGTAAGAGGTGATCACCTCGTCCTTCACCTGCCCCCGCAAAATCTTGCCGGCTCCGTCGCGTTTGCTACGGGCGCCAACGGCGCGTTTGATCAGCCGGCCGATCTGCTGGTTCAGCGCCACGCCGGCACGACCGCTCGATTTGGTTTTGCCCGGCTCGGTCACCGCAGCGGCATACATCTTGGCAAAGTCCGCATCCGCATGGGCACGCTTCATCACGTTGAGAATGAAGTTCTCGTCGAACGCCCCTTCGGCCTCCATCGTCCGGGCCAGAGCGATCACATAATCGACCACGCCCCGACGGGCGCCGATCTGCGCAGCCAACGGATCGCCGGCAGGGGCGGTTTCCAGAATATGGTTTTCCGCCAGCTTCTGCATGAAATGGCCCATATCCATGCCTTCAGCCTTGGCCTGCGCGGCTAGGGCCTTACGCACGCTGGTCTGCAGCATGACGGTGATCTTGTTGGCCGCCGCGATCCGCTCCATCCGCACCTTATGGCGCTCTGCGGTCTCCCCCTCGGCCAATGCAGGCGCGGCGTTCCCGCCCGCCTTCCGCTCTGCCCTGCGTCCTGCCTTCTTCCCTGCCTCTCCCGGCCTGGTCTTCTTCGATACAACGTCAAGTTTGGTGGCCAT